ATACTCTAACAATATAAAAATAGTTAAAGGAATTTCTGATTTTATAAAAAGTAAAAATTTATTTCCATATGATTATTTAAGCTTTTCTCAAAGTCATAAATATTATGAAGTTGAAAATTTATTTAAATTTGGAAAAAATTCTTTTTGCGATTTATCAAAAAATAATAATAAATTTATTGAATATTCAAATAAACATACATTAAAAAAAATACATCATCAAATGGATGACGTATTTTATGAAAATACAGATTTTCCAGATTTAGATATAAATAGATTAAAATTTGGAAAATCAAAATTTAAAGGATAAATTTAAAAAATGTGCTATAATTTATATATAGCAGAAAGAATATAAATATGCATCAAATATCTATAATTGATAATTTTATTGAACAAGAAGATATAGACCTATTGATAAATGAAATAAATAATCCATCAGAAACAAACCCGTATCCAGACTATTATTCAAATAGAAATGGTGGAACTTGTTTGCCATACAACGATAAAGTTGTTGCTATTTTAAAAAAATATGGTAAAAAATCTAGCGAAGTCCATAGATTAAAAAATAATTTAAGTTCAACTGTTTATACAACTAAAGGGTATTCTTCAAAATGGAAGCCAGGAAGTGTTCTTGAATTACATATTGATGATGTAGATCTTGAAGAGTTTATAGAATATAGTACCGTTATATATTTAAATGCATACCCAGAATATAATGGAGGAAAAATTTATTTTCCAGAAAAAAACTTTGAATATGAACCAGTAAAAGGTTCCGCTGTGTTTTTTCCACAAAAAGATAAAAGATATATTCACGGCGTGACAGAAATAAAGGATGGTTATAGATATACTTTGTTATTTCACCATAGCTCAAATATTGAGTTTGCTGATCCAGATTTAATATGAAAATAGAACAATTAGACCTAGGCTTAGTTTATATTACTGGAGCAATAGAAAATCCAGATTTAATAATAAAAGATATTGAAAACCTTGATTTTTTACTTAAAAATAATATTGAAAAACAAAAAATATCTTCTGCTAATATATGGGAAAAATGGCAAGACGGTGAAGACTTTTTTTGTTGGCAAAAAAATATATCAGAAATAAAAGATATAAATATTAATGATCCTTTTTACAATGAACAATTAAATATTTCTAAAAAATTATTTGAACCATTAGAAAAAAGTTTACTTGAATATTTTAAAATATTTTCAATAGCTGAACAAAACATTAAAGGTCGTGAAGGTAGAATGCATATTTTAAAATATGAAAAAGGTCATTTTCTTCCACCACACGCAGACCAAGGAGTAAGCACAAGAGTTCTTTCTGGGTTAACGTATTTAAATGATGACTATGTTGGCGGAGAGATAAGTTTTCCACAATCTAAAATTAAAATAAAGCCAGAAGCTGGAAGCATTATTTTTTTTCCTTCTAATTTTGTATATGTTCATTCTGTAGATAAAATGACTGAAGGCATAAGATATGCTCTCCCACATTGGTATCATAATATAAAAAATATTTCAGAGTCTACTGGAGAAGCATAATGAATAAAATTATATTTATACCACAACATCCAATGTGCGGTAAAGAAATTGATTCTCCTAAACCAGCAGCACACTCAGTAGAGCAATGGTATAAAGATGCTCCAAAATTTGCAAGAAGGGATGGTTCGCCAGGAACCTTAGAAGAGGCTAAAAAAAGAAAATCTTTTGCTACATTTAAAAACTGTGTTTCTTTTTTTGATATCATGACTGCTGGATATACATTTGACACCGTATGCGATATTAAAGTTTTTAAAGATAAAGATGGAAAAACCAACTTAGAGCTTTCAAAAGGTTATGAAGTTTTTGCAGGAAAAAGAGGGCTGACAAAAGATTTTGTAGAACCAGAAGGATATGAAGAAGATCATTTTTATTGGTATCCGCCTTGGTCTGTTAAATTGCCAGAAGGATATAGTGCTTTGTACATAAACCCTTCAAATAGAAGTGAATTGCCCTTTATGTCTTTTGAAGGAATCATAGATAATGATAAATTAAATATTACTGGCCAGTATCCATTTCTTATTAAAAAAGGTTTTGAAGGAATTATTCCAAAAGGTACTCCTTATATGCAAATAATTCCATTTAAAAGAGAAGACTGGGAATCTGAAGTTGAGAAAAAAACCCCTGCAGAAATAGAGCTTTTTCAAACCAGAGGTAATTTTAAATATAGAAAAAACAAGGTAAATTATTATAGAGATAACGAATGGACTAGAAAAAAATTTAAATGAAAAAGGGTGGTATAATTTAATTATGAGTCCACATGGTTTATGGGGAAAAGAATTTGAAAATCCCGCATTTGTTCAATTATGGGAAAATAGGGTATCCAGCCCCACTCTTTGGCTGCCAAGAAAAATTAAATACATGTTTTTAGTATCATATGTATACTTATTCAATAAAATAAAAAATAAGTTTTAAATACATCTTTGTAAAGGTATAATAGGTTATATGTCCTACAAGCAAGCAGTTCTTAGAGATAACCCTATGGGTTTGTGGTTACTTGATGGTCCTTCACAATTAAGGACCTACGCCACACTGCTTTTAGAATATTCTACCTATCAAGATTATTTAAATAATGAACAATCCTACCTGCAAGAAGTTGGATCAACTTATATTAAAGATGATTCTGCCTATCAACATAATGATGGCGGGAGTTTTGGAGGAAATCATGGAGCATTTACAGTAGGGTCACCAAACTTTCAAGATGTAATGACTATTATTACTCATGCAAACTATGATACTAAAAATAATGGATGCAGAATAACAGACAATGTATCTGTAGATATATTTAACATGTACAATGCTTTTAAAAGCGGATATGAAAATAAAACTTTTGGAATAGAATTTTGGGTACTAGCAAAACCAAATACGCCTATAAATTTTCCATTATTTGATTTACTTGCAGATTCTCCAACAATTGCAGGATCACATGAAAGAATGAGTATTTATATAAACGATGATTTAATTTATTTTAAAATAAATTTTTCAGACGGAACAACAAAAACTACAAAAAAACAAATATCTTCTTGGGATAGCCCGTTGCATATATTTGCCAGCGTAAAAGATAAAAAAATAAAAATTTATGTAAATGGATTGTCAGACGAAACCATAGACTTAGATAAAAATTTAAATTATTATTTAGATCAATATAGTCGTTTTAGAATTGGTCCAGCATTACCTGGAAACAGCTTTATAGTTAACGGATTAGCTTTTTATGACTATGAATTATCATTAAATCAAATTAGAACTCACATGATGTGGGCACACAGAGATGCTGAGCCAATTGAAAAATCAAGGCAAACAGATGTTTCTCATTTTTCATTTAACAATGCAGGAAAAGTAATTTTTTCTAAAAAATTTTCTACACCAGAATCTTATAATCAAGGATCATTTTTAAATACAATACAAGATAATACTGGAGTTACTATTGCCAAAAATTTAAATGGTGGTTCAATAACTGGAACATGGATAATTCCAATTTCAGCGGTATCATATGAAAATTTTGCAGGGATACAAATGTCTTGGGATACGGGTTCTTATTATGAATCAACATCTTCAAATAAATATGTAAAAGTAGAAATTTCATATGATAATGGAAGCACTTATTATGAGGTGCAAAACGGAACATCTTTCCCATATTTTGTATCTTTATATTCCTCAGTTTTAGCTATTCAAATGTTGATAAAAGTTACAATATTTTCTCCAGACACTTCCCTGGACTATCAGCCAAGAATAGATAATTTAAATCTCAATGTATATTCAAACATTAATGAATTATCTGACTCAGGTTTATTTGAAATTGCACCATTTGCAAGCACTACATATTTAATAAAAAATGATAATACAAATATTCTTTCAAGAGGAAATAATTTAGGAATTAAATTTTATACACAAGATCCTCAAGGAAATCCAGGTTCTGCCGAAATTTCATCAATAGTAACTTATCCTTATCAATCTATAGAATTTTGGTTTCAATATGATGGATACGGATCAGGTGTATTAGACACTGGTGCTGGGAATCCAGATTTATTTATAGATAATGATAGTGTTCTTCAAAAGAATTTCACAGGAGGTCATTTGTATGTGAACGGGATTGAAAGAAATTCAAGCCCAATAACGCTAGTGCATGGAGAGGTTTATCACATCACAGTTGTTTACCCATACAATAAAATACATAATATTTTAATAAATGACTCCTATGATGGTTCAAAATCCCCATGTTTAGCAAGTTATGGATATATAACTATTTATCCATCATTATTAACATCCTCAGAAGTTCAAGCAAGATATTTATCATTTATATCAGTTTATACAGGCATTGCAAGGGACTCGGTTACATCACTAGGCTCAATTTTGGAATATGCTGGTTCAATTACTAATATAAATAACGGACAACCAATTAGTTTTCATCGCCATATATTCTAAAAATGGCATTCATGTGTTCATTTTTTGGGGTTTAACGCAATAAAGTGGTATTATAGGCTTTATGGGAAAAATGAAAATAACACCAATAGATGAAGTAAACTGGGGTCTATATGCTTGGCAGATGCCAGATGGATCTATTGTGATGGATGAAGAAGGTGCTTATTTAAGCATCCCGTCCATGAAAGGCGACATTCGCCAAATCAAGAAACTAAAAGACGTAGCCAGACACTATGGTCTTGAAGAAGGAACTCCAATATTTTTTGCAGGACACAGACCAGTAACAGATGATGAATTGTCAGAACAAAGACAAAGATTAGAATTAGGGCTTGTTCCAGATGAACAAGATCTTCCTGCAATGATGGATTATGTTAAAGAGATGAGGGACATGAAACTTGGCTAATTTAACAGTTGATGACAGTATGGATGATGAGGGAATTGTTGTAAAACTTGATAATCCCGCACATACAGTAGAGCAAGATTTTGGTGACCCATTTGATGCAACATGGGAAGAAATTAAAAAATCAGAAGGCTTAAGTCCAAACTTTCGCAGACAAGCATCAAGACTTGAAAAATCATTTACTGGGCAGGGAGATGCAAAATCTAAAAAACTTGACCCACTAGATCTTACAGGATACTCATTATTTCAAATTGTACAACCGCCATACAACGTGTTGTATTTAGCACAGCTTTATGATATTTCCCCTTATCATCACTCTGCAGTAAATGCTAAAGCAGCCAACGTAGTTGGTCTAGGATATAAGTTTGAAAATACTTGGGCAACAACCATGAAGGTTGAAGAGTCTATGGATAATCCAAAAAGACTTGATAAGTTGCGTTCAAAGATTGAACAAGCAAAAGTAGAACTAAGAGACTACTTAGAATCATTAAACTCAGATGACTCATTCATTGAAACAATGAAAAAGGTCTACATTGACCTAGAGTCAACAGGAAATGCATATCTTGAAGTTGGTCGTACGGCAACAGGAAAAATTGGTTATATTGGACATATTCCTACAACCACCATGAGAATTCGTCGTCACCGTGACGGCTTTGTTCAGGTCGTATATAACCGTTATACATTTTTTAGAAATTTTGGAGATACAGAAACTCCTGATCAAATTGGTACAGACCCACAACCTAACGAAGTAATTCACTTCAAGGTTTTCACTCCTTCAAATACATATTATGGTGTTCCAGATATTCTTTCAGCAAAAAATGCTGTAGCGGGTGATGAATTTGCTCAAAGATTTAATCTAGATTATTTTGAGAACAAAGCAGTTCCTCGTTATATCATTACGGTTAAAGGTGCAAAGCTTACCGCTGATTCAGAAAGAAAATTGCTTGAGTTTTTTCAAACAGGTCTTCGTGGACGTAATCACAGAACCCTTTATATCCCTCTTCCATCGGATGGAGATCAAGGTCGTGTTGAATTCAACATGGAACCAATTGAGGCGGGAATACAAGATTCATCATTCAAAAATTATGCAGTAGAAAACAGAGATCGTATTCTTATTGCACATAGAGTTCCAGTATCAAAAATTGGTATGCCTCAAGGCATATCATTGGCAAATGCTAAAGATGCTGATAAAACATTTAAAGAGCAGGTATGTCGCCCAAGACAAGAAGAACTTGAGTTTAAGATTAATTTAGTAATTAGAGAATTTACTGATGCATTTAGACTTCAATTCAACGAACTTGCACTTACAGATGAAGAGACACAATCAAGAATTGATGATCGTTATCTTAAGGATCAAGTTATTACTCCTAATGAAGTTCGTGCTCGTCGTGGAATGGCTCCACTGACAGGTGGTGATGCTGTTCTTATATTAAATCCTAAAGCAATGCAGGATGCAGCATCCGATTATAGTGGCAATAAAACCCGTGATCAAAATAGAACTTTAAATGCTCCAGATAAAATGGGAACTGGACGTAACGCTAAAGGCGAAGGTCCACAAGAAGGTAATTAAAAATGGCAACGGCATTAGATGTTCTAAACGTTGCTAGAAGCCAAATAGGATTTATTGAAGGTCCTGTTAATGAAAACCCATATGGAATTTGGTACGGGATCCCTAATGCAAGTTATTGTGCAATGGGGATCTCTTGGTGTTTTGCACAAGTTGGATTATCAAATTTAGTAGCAGCACAAACTCCAAAAGGTTTTGCTTACTGTCCTGCTGGATTAAATTGGTTTCAAAGACAAGGCTTAGTTGTCAATAAATATCAAGCACAACCAGGAGATTTAGTTTTCTTTTCTTGGGGTACTGGCGTTGCAGAACATGTTGAAATTGTTGAAGCAGCATCGGGAGATGGATTAACAACTATTGGTTTTAATACTGGTGATCAAAATACAAAAGCAGCAGCAAATGGTGGAGGATGTTACAGAGAACATCGCCCATATCTTTATGTAATGGCAATCGTAAGACCTAAATATCCAGTTCTTGTTCAACCAACAAAATCTGTTGTTACAAATAAGAAAGCAACAGCAACAGTCGCAGCAACTGGGGCAGGAGTAGCTGGAGCATTAGGTGCATCACATCCAGGAACAACTACAACAACACCAGTGCCAACCCCATCACCAACAGCATTTTATGCACCACCTTTTCCTACATCTCAAAATTCATTTAAGTTGGGTCAAACAAATGATGCAGTATTAACTATTCAAAAAGCCTTAGTTAAAAAAGGATTTTTATTATTAAAGTATGCGACGGGAACTATGAATGTTCAAACAGAAGCTGCATTAACCAAATTTGATAAAACTCTAGGTGTAATTGTTCAAAATGGAGCAGTTCCACAAATAATTTATGATACATTAAAGGGATCATTATGAAGTTAAAACATCATTTTAAATTTCATATAGGTGATGCAAAACAGCTTTTAATAGCCATTTCAGGGGCTATGATTCCATGGGCTTGTCGTGGCTTTGCTCATGACGCAGCAACCCTTTGGTACACCTTTGGAGGCTTTTTAATGGGTGGTTTATCATCACATAACTCCACAGCATCACCAAATGTTCAGCCACAATCTCACATAGAAACTCCCTATGTAAACAACATTAATGATCATAGTTCTGATATTCCACCCAAATTTCAAATACCTGGAACACCGCAACCAGAGCAAACTCAGCAATATCAAAATGTAAAAATTGTGCCAACAAATGGCGGGACAGATAATATCAGTTCAAAAACTATGTGAAAAAAATCACTCCAAATTATGCCTTATTTATAAAACTTGCTATTATTTATTTACATATGAATATTCAAAAAACGTATTGGCAAAACAGCGAAAATTCAATGGTACTTGCTTTTCCTATTGCAAAGGTCAATAAGGAAAAAAGAACAGTATCTGGATTTGCATCACTAGACAATGTTGATAAGCATGGCGATATTGTAACCGCCGAAGCTAGTAAAAAAGCTTTTGAAAGATTCAGAGGAAACATTCGTGAAATGCACGGACCATCTGCCGTTGGTAAGATGCTTAACTTTAAAGAAGATTCTTATTTTGATAAAGAGACTGGAAAGAAATATAACGGAGTTTATGTAACTGCATATATTTCAAAGGGTGCTCAAGATGCATGGGAAAAAGTTCTTGATGGAACTTATACAGGTTTTTCTATTGGTGGAAACATCAATGATGCAAAGATGGAAAAAGCAGATGACGGGGCGGAAGATAGAAGAGTAATTCATGATTACGATCTTCATGAACTATCATTAGTAGATTCTCCAGCAAACCCACTTGCAAACATTTTTTCAATTCAAAAAATGGCTGAAAATATAATTACAGAAAATGTTTTTTGGTGCAAGAATGATGAAGTTGCATCAACATCAACTACTACAACAAAAGATTGCGTTGTTTGTGGAGATAATATGATGAACATCGGTTGGGTTGAACAATCAGATGTAGAAAAGTTTGAAGCAGTTGAAAAGGTTGTAGATTCTTATTTTAAAAAAGATGATGCTCCAACATCAACACACGAAGCAACGGAGACAGCAGCTCCAGGTTTGGCGGGAAATGTAATTGATAGCTCAGGCACAATCAATCTTTATCCTGATCAAAACAACAAAAAGAAGATTCCATTTAATGATGGAATTAAAAAGAGTGATAATGAAATTTCACTCAACGAAGGAGGTAATAAAATGGCAGAAGATACAGATACAACAATTGAAAAGTCAATTGATGTAGAGGCTCCAGCCGAAGAAGTTTCAAGCGTTGAAGAAACATCAGAATCTACCCTAGAAAAGGCAGTAGAAATTTCTGAAGTTGAAGATACACTTGATTTTACAAAGATGGTTACTGACCTCAAAACCTTCTTTGGTGAGTCGTTAGAAAAGAACTATGCTTTGCAATCAGCAACAATCGGAGATCTTCAAAAAGTTATTAATGCAACAAATGCAGAACTTGAGAAGATGACTGCTTCACATGAGGAATTGAAGAAGTCTTACGAAGATCTTGTTGAAGAAAATAAGGCAATTAAGAAGACGGTAGAGGATCTAGGTGGCAAAATTGAATATGTTGACCACGCCCTAAAGGGTTTTGAATCCGCAACCGCAGTCCAGAAGTCCATTGGTTTTTCGGAGCCAATGGGTCAAACAAAACCAAAACAAAGTATATGGCAAGGCTCCTTCCTCGGTGTCAATAACCTATAATAAATAAAAAGAAATAAGGTGGTGAAATAAAAAATGAGTAATGAACTTCTACAAAAAGTAATTGATACAACTTCAGGTAGTCTAGGTTCTTCAGCAGTAAATGCATCAGGTGATTCAGCAAACCTTTCAGGTAATGGTCTCCTATATCCAGATCAAGCTAATCGCTTTTTGGATTACATGTGGGATGCAACAATCCTAGCTAAGACAGCCCGCACTATCCGTATGCGTTCAAACACAACCGAGATTGATCGTGTTGCAGTTGGACAACGTATCATGACAGTTGCACAAGAAGATAACCCACGTGACTATGTTGCCTCTTCAGGTACATATTCTAATGCTAATGGATCTACATTCACAGCACAGAACGCACAGTTCAACAAGGTATCTCTTACAACTCGCAAGCTTCGTCTAGATTGGGAACTATCAGCAGAGTCTCTAGAAGACAATGTTGAAGGTCCAGATCTAGAAGATCACATTGCACGTCTTATGGCTACCCAAGCTGGTAACGATATTGAGGATACCCTTATTAACGGTACTGGTTCTGGTAGTGGTTTGCTTTCAGCATTTAAGGGATTCCGTCAACTAGCTCTTGACAACGCACACGTTGTTGATGCTAATGGATATGGCCTTGATAAGACAGTATTTAACCAAGCAATTAAGACATTGCCTCGTAAGTACAAGCAACGTCGTAACCAACTCCGATTCTTCACAGGATCTAACTTGGTACAAGACTATCTGTTTAACCTAACCGCAGAGACTAGCTCTGGCTTTACCCCATTTGATATCGCTTCAGGTATCATTCGTGGTGATGTCGCTGCTAACGATGGTGGTCCAGGTACAGTAACTCCTTTCGCATTCGGTATCCCAGTAATCAACGTTCCGTTGATTGATGAGACCCGTTCGGGAGATTATTCAGGTGCAACTGGCTATCACGGCGAAGTACACTTGACATTCCCGCAAAACTTCATTATTGGTATTAAGCGTGACGTAACAGTCTTCCGCTTGTTCCAACCAAAGAAGGACACAATTGAATACACTCTATTCATTCGTGTTGGTTGCGTAATGGAAAACTACGATGCACATGTTATCGTTAAGAACGTTAAGATTGCAGGTTCTACTATGACCTCTTCTTCATTTGGTTCCGCAATTAACGGAGCAAATGTAACAGGTGGCCTAAACGGAAATACATACTAATTTTAATTAGTTGCAAGGCGGGGGAATACGAAAGTGTTCCCCTTAGCCATTTTCTGATATAATTAACAATGACGAGAGGAAAATATAATGTCATTTACAGATCTAAAAATTACAGAACTAAGAAAAGCTGCAGACTCATTCGGTGTAGATACAACGGGAGTTAAGACAAAGCAGGAAATTATTGCATTGTTAGAAGAAGAAGGAATTACCTATCAAATGTTTGACAAGTTTAATAAGGTTGAAAGAGAAGAAATTGAAGTCCCAGAAGTTGAGAAGAAAAAGAGAGAACAAAAAATTATGAAGACAGTAAATCAAGTACTAGTAAAGATGGAAAGAAGCAACCACTCATATCAAACAAGTGGTCATGAATTTACACAAGATCATCCTTTTGTAGCAATGTCTGAAACAGATGCACAAAGAATTTTTGATACACAAGAAGGTTTTCGCTTGGCTACTCCTAGAGAAGCTCAGGAATACTACGCTTAAAATAAAATAGGGGGTGTTCTGATTGCAAACAATCAACACTAATAGTCAAGAAAAGATTCAATTAGAGGTATATAACAATGGGGTGCTGACTCAAGCAGACAGCATCCCAACGCTATCTATATATGATGCAGATAATGACGGTTCTCCAATAACTGGATTTTCACATTTAACTGCAAATGATGAAGCTCCTTCAGGACTCTATTCTTTTCTTTTAACCCCAGCAATAACCAATATAAATAGGGTTTTGGAAATCAGGTGGACCTATACCATTGGTGGCGTCACAGTAACACAAACAGATTTTTATGCTGTTGAAACACCATATTCTAATGTTTATGAAACCATAGATTTTCTAGGTTTTGGCTCAGTGCCATCTGACATAAATTATGTAGATCCAAAACTTATAGCAAATGCTGAAAAATTAGCAAGAACCATTATAGAGGGATATACTGGTATAAAATTTTATACATATTATGGCGGTCAGGAAATTTACGGTATTGGTGCAGATACAATACATCTAACTGAAAGAATGATAAATCTTGACAAAATTTACGAAAATGAAATTTTAGTTTATGACAATACTCAAGATCCCGCCTACAATACTTTTGGTTACAGTACCGTAATAAGTCCAACGGGCTACGAACTTAGAATTTGGTACCCAGGTTGGCAAGATGGCTGGAACAATCAAATGGATCCAACAATACTTTATAGCGGTAGATTTAGAGATGGATATCTATATCGCTTTGTAGGACAAGTTGGATATAAATATGTTCCAGAGGATATTAAACTAGCTTCAATGCTTTTAATACAAGACATATTATCAAATGATTATAATTGGAGAAATAAGTATTTGCATAAGGTAGACCTTAGCGAAATTTCTTTTGAAATGGCTAAAGGTGCTTTTAATGGTACTGGAAATATTGCAGTAGACAATATTCTTGATCAATATCGCAAAGCAAATATTGTGATCATCTAATGTTTAACTCATCTTTCATAGCGTCTGTTATGAACATGAAAGCAGACGTATATAAGCAAAAAAACACACAAGATCCATCAACTGGTGCAATGACCAGGGAATGGGTTTATGTTAAAACTATTCAATGTAAAGTGGAGCCTATCAAGGTGGGTGGAGCTTCAACAAGATCTGAAAATAAATCTTTTGCTAAGACATCGGATCTAGATTATACTGAAAAATTGCAATTAAAAATGAAATGTTTAGAATTGATGAGTAAGCGTTGGCGTATACAAAATATTCGTTCAAGTGATGATCGTCCTGTTTTTATTGAAATTGATAAATTAGATCAACCAGACACAATTTTTGAAGTCACAGCATCACACGCAGTTTTAGACCCCTTTGCAAAAATTTCTTATTATGAGGTTGTAATTCTAAGAACAGAGATTCAAGATGACAATAAAGCTTGAGGTTAATACTAAAGAGGTTGCTGCAGAATTAGCAGATTGGATGGGTGGAATCCAAGAAATAGTAAACCCGTCAGTATTAACTGAAATAGCAAAAGCTACCTTTGCAATAACAAGTAAAAGATTTATGATTGATATTGATAATTATGCAAGAAGAAATCCTAAAAAAATGCATCATATTTATGAATGGGGCGGGATTGGAAAACCACAATCTAGACTATTTGTATTAGAAAGAACATCTATGTTGTATGGAGATCTTACTATTAGTACAAAATTTTTATCATCAAAATTACCCGTTCCAATTTCTCCAGAATTATTAAAACCAGGACCTACAGGTAAAGTTGTTTCAAAAAAAAATATTTTTAAAAATAAAGCAGAAGTAATGGAATCTGGAACACCAGTATCATTTTCTGCAAAAAGAGTGTTAGCATTTATGGGAAATAATGGAATAGCATTTATATCTCCAGGAACTCAAGTAAATATTTTGCATCCAGGTGGTATTGCAACTAAAAATTCTTTTGCAAGCTATATGCTTGAATGGTATACTAAAAATGCAAGCATTATAATGGATTCATCAGGCTTCTATGAATCAATGGCAAATGATGTAGCAATTGCATTAAATGAAAGTAATGGAAAGGGATCCATTTCAGCTGTAAGATCAGCAGTTGCAAACCTTGCAAATAAAATTGATACAGGGGCGGTAGTTAAATGACAGTAGATTATTCAAGAGTAGCAGCATTTGATGTAAGAAATGCAATATGGCAAGAACTACAAAATGCTGGATTACTTGACCCACAAGATTATTATGCAGATGGTTTTGATTACCCATTAGTACCTATTATTCCATCTCAACAAGTTCCAGAATTTAATAATCTATTGCCTGGAAAACCATATATAACCTACGACATTATTCAAAAAAATTTTGGAGTCCAATGGTGGGTCTCAGAAGAATCAATGATTTTGCAAGTTATATCTAGAAATCATCAACAAATTTTGACTATAATTAATTTTTTAACAGACCTATTTAGAAGATATGAACTCTCAGCAGGAGATATTAATGGTTATGCAAAACCCGTTGGAAGCCCATTTAAATTCCTTTATTTTAGGCTGGAATCAGCAAATCCTGTTCAACCCTTTATTGATGAAGGTGGATTTATGAGCGGGGATTTTTCAATAATTTATACATATACTCGTGAAGTAGATGAAGGCATATCCAACTCTGGAAGATATATCTAAATTTGATTTATTTAGCTTTAATGCTATGATTTTCTATGAGGAAGCAAGTTGTCATCTTTGTTTGTTTTTCTTAAAATAAATAAGGTGGTGAAATAAATAAATGGCTACAAATACAAAAAACGTAATCGTCGGTGCAGCATCTCTATTCGTTTCAGTTGGTAACAGCTCAAATAATACAGGTCGCCCAACAACATACAAATCAGATCTTTCATCTTTAATGCCAGCTAACACATCAGCACGTACAGGACTTCTAAGTTCTTCTGCTTATCGTGAAGTTGGTTATACAAATACAGGTCTTGAGGTTTCATACGAACCAACATACGGTGAAGTAATGGTTGATCAACTTCTTGATGCAGCTCGTATCTTCAAGCAAACACTAAAAGTTATGCTTAAGACCGAACTAACAGAAGCAACTCTTGAAAACCTACAGTTCTCATGGGGTCAAATGGATAGCGTATATGTTGCAAACAATACCAACTCAGTTGTTAACGTTCCAACATTGCTAAATAATGATTCTGCTGTTAACAGCACTCCAGATACACCAGCAGCAACACTAAACATTGCAGCAGGTGCTCTAGGTGATGCTCCAGTAGAGCGTGTACTAGTTGCAGTTGGACAAGCTCCAGCACAAATCGGTACATCAGCAGCTTTCAACGATCCAGCAGCAACAGGTTCAACACCAGTTGTTTCAGTTGGAACAGGTTCAGTAACTACTGTTGCTCGTCAAAAAGAACGTGTCTATGTTGCACGTCGTGTTGTTTCTATTGATACAACAGCTCACGGACTAAAGCGTGATGCAGCAACTGTGTTCCCAGTGAACTTCCGTTGCTTGCCAGATTCTGACTCACAATATGCTGGTGCAGAATATGGCGTAGTAATTGACCGTGTCTACGGTACATTCTAAAAAACTTAATATACAATTTAATAAGATTCAAGCCCCGTCAATTATGGCGGGGCCTCTGAATTTGTATTGACCATATATATTGGTATAATTTAATTAAACAAAGGAGCTATAACTTGGCAACAACAGTGTATGATGTAGTAGAAATTGAATTAAGTAATGGAGAAGTCATTACTTTAAAACCACTACCTATTAAGCAATTAAAAAAGTTTATGGATGCAGTAAAAGAAATGGAACTTCCAGAAAACGAATCAGAAGACGCAGCTATGAGCGTTTTTATTAAAGCAGCAATGATATGCCTAGAAGCATCAAAATCCCCTTTGGCAAAAGACAAAGATTTGTTTGAAGAAACGATTGAAGTTCCTACCATGATGAAGATTCTTGAGGTTTGCGGAGGATTAAAACTTAACGACCCAAACCTACTGGGAGCAAGTCTAGTTGGGACGAACTAGACCTAGCCTCCCTTGAGTCCGAAGTTTTCTTGTTAGGTCATTGGAAAAATTATGACGAACTTGAAAGCAACCTTTCTTTAGATGAATTAATGGCAACATTAAATGCATCAAGAGAAAGAGAAAAACGTGAAAGGAAATTCCTAGCAGCAATTCAAGGCATTGATATTGATGATGAAGATAAAGAACCAGAAGACATCACAGATCTACAAAATGCTAAAATTGCAAAAGACGAAGGATTCGGAATAAACGAAGGACTTGGCTTTATGTCTATGGAGGGGTGATAAGTGGCTAATATTCAATTAAAGATCACCGCATTAGGTGATTTCGCAAGTGTTAATGCCCAACTTAAAGCTTTACAAACCCAAGTCCAAACTTTACAAAAAAGTATTGCGGGAGTAGGATTAAGTACTGATCTTACATCTCAACTTAAAGGAATTCAAAATGAATTCAGTAATGCACTTGTATCAAGTGGTAACTTTACAAAACAAACAGTTCAATTAACTTCTGAAACAGAAAAGTTTGGAAAAGCTTTACAATCAGGTAAGCTAAGTCTTGGTCAATATTTTGGCATTATTACTGGAAGATCAGCAGAAGCTCAAAAATCAGTTCAAGCACTTGCCGTAGAACAAGTAAAATTAAATAATTCTATAGTACAACAAGATATTACAAAGCAAGGTGTATACAGTGTGTACACACCAACAACCATTAATGCTACCGCCAAAGCAGTAGAATTAGCCGCTGCTAAGCAAAATATTTTTAATATTGCTGTTCAACAAGGTTCTCAAAAGCTTATTGATTTTGGTAAGAATACTCAGTGGGCAGGTCGTCAATTAACAGTTGGTCTTTCTATGCCAGCATTGCTATTTGGTAGCCAAGCAGTATCAGCTTTTAAAGCAGTAAATACTGAATTAACTAGATTACAAAGACTTTATGGAGAAGGTCTTACACCTCCATCACAAGCACAATTAAATCAAATTTCTGATCAAGTTTTGAAGTTAGGTGCACAAGTTGCAAGTCAAATGGGTATTGCTCAATCAGAAACAACAAAGGTTGCTGCTAATTTTGCTGCTATGGGTAAACAAGGTCAAAGCCTACTAGATGTTACATATCAAGCACAGAGACTGTCCAAGCTAGGAGCAATTGATGCTACACAAGCAACTAATACAATTGTGTCTCTTCAAAATGTATATAAAGTAAGCACTACAGATCTTGCTAATGCTGTTAACTTTATGTCATCTATGCAGAAGCAAACTACAATGTCTTTACAAGATATGACTGATGCTATTCCACGTGTCGGTCCAATTATGGCACAACTTGGTGGCTCATATAAAGATACCGCAGTTATGTTACTTGCAATGCGTGAAGCAGGAGTTCCTGCAGCACAAGCTGCCAACGCTCTTAAATCAGCATTTGCATCTATAATTGCACCAACATCTGCAGCATCAAAAGAATTTCAATCATTCGGGATTAACCTAGAATCAATTAAATCAGCAGGAACACCAGTTCAAATGCTTATGTCATTGCAGACAGCATTGGCAAATATAGCACCTTTGGCAAGAGAACAATTAATTGAAAAGCTTTTTGGTAAATTTCAATTTGCTCGTGTTTCAGCACTTCTTGATAACTTTGGAAAAGTTGGATCACAAACTCAAAATGCTTTAAAGGTTGCAGGAGCAACAAATGCTCAACTTGCAACTTTGGCGGGACAAGAAATGGCTCAAGCAACTGCTTCTACAACAGCAAAATGGCAAAGAGCAGTAGAAGGGCTTAAGGCTTCACTATATCCAATAGGACAAAAAATTCTTGAAGTTGGATCTAAGATATTAGAGTTTGGTCAAAAAATTGCAGATTTTTTCAATAAACTACCAGGACCTATTAAATCAGGTCTTGGAATTTTGTTAACACTCGGAGTAATAGCTGGACCAGTTATTATGATTACTGGTTTGTTTGCAAACTTGATGGGTCAAGTAATAAAGGTTGGATATTCATTGCTTGGTGTTATTGATGGAAGTAAAAAGTGGA